AGGGCTATCAGTTGCGATGTTTAGGCACTTCGCGTGTGCAAAACTTTTTTACCACTACAATGGCTTCAGCCAAAATAAAAAGTTGTATTCAAAACGGTATACATATAGGTTGGCCCCTCAACCCGTGGCGGTATGCGGCGGTTTGGCGATTTTATTGACGCGGGATGGAGCAGTCCGGTAGCTCGTCAGGCTCATAACGCCATAGAGCATCTTCTATAAAATAGCCAGCCTTCAATACTAAAACCACGGAAAGCCCTGATTTTTCAGGGTTATTTGTGTGAAATAAAGATTTGACGGTGTATTCTTTTTGATATACATTTGACATGACAAGCACGTCCTTACGCTTTCGGGCCAAACACCGAACCAGCGGCGGCGTGTGGCGACACAGGAGACGACAATGACAATATACAAGGAAACTAGGAGGGGTCGAAGCAGTTTTGTTTTAGACCTGAAAATAGCTGGGAGGCGTAAGCGTTCGTATCACTCGACCCGTAAAAAGGCAGAGAAGGCCGCTTCCGATCTTCAGCGGGAAAAGAAGAAGCATGGCGATATGTTTGCTAGATATTCGGAGGCTGCTCGCATTGAGTGGATGATGGCGCATGAACTTGCTAAGGAGGGTGGTTTCAGTTTGCTGGACGCAGTAAAGAACTACTCCGATACATTCAAAGAGGAAAATGATTCCTGTATCACTGTCGGGAAAGCTGTGCGTGACTTCCTCCGAGAAAAGAAGGCCACTATCAAGGAGCGTTCAATGCGTGCGTTATCTTCGACGATGGAGAGGTTTGGCGAGCCAAGGTGGAATGACCCGCTAGCAAGCGTAGCAAGGGCAGACGTTATGGCTTTCCTGTCTGAAGGGAAAGGCAGGGACGGGAAGGCTTGGTCTACGCGCACAAAGAATGGATACCTCACCGACCTAAAAAACTTCTTCAACTGGTGCTGCTTTGAGGGGCATCTCCAAGAATCCCCTGCTGGAAGAGTCCGTAAATTCCGAGCCTCTGATGAGGAACTTGCAGACAAGGAGGACGCTAAGCACATACTGACAGTTGATGAGGTGAGTCAAATAATGTCTTACCTTAGGGGGAAGTGTCCAGATATGGTTGCCAGAGCGGCTCTATTATTCTTTGCGGGGCTACGTCCAGACAGGGAGGCGGCAACAATCACTTGGGACGAGATTCTTTTTGACGAGGAATTGGTTTGGGTAAGGGGTAGCCGCGCTAAGGACAGGCAGAACCGATACATCAAGATGTCCAGCAACCTGAATCAGTGGTTGCGCTGGGGCATGGATAACGGCTCTGAGCTACCTGTAACCAACTGGGATAAACGCTGGTACAAGATGAAGGGCGACCTCGGCCTCAAGGGCGAGGAATGGCCGCATGACGCGACACGTCATAGTTTCGCTAGCTACAACCTCGCCTCAGCCGGTGAGGACGAGACTGTGAAGGCGTTAGGTCACGGAACATACGATATGCTGTTCCAGCATTACCGTACCCTAGTTAAGGAAGCTGAGGCAGAGAAATACTTCTCTATTTGTCCTTAATGAAGTCGTCATGCAACTTCTCAAGTCGAGGAATGCCTGCCTCCAAGCAGGTTTCCACGACTGAAGTGACTGACATCCTAGTCTTTTGCGCCACTCTCTCCGCCTGCTTGAAGAGCTTTGGGTCTAGCCTCAGCGTGGTCTGGTGCTTTGGCTCGGTTTGTTTAGTTTTTCTCATTGCGGTTGGGGGTATGTATTCTTTAGTACAGTATTTAGCATACATGGCAAATCTTTTTTTTGGGGCAGATAATAAGGTATGTTAGTAACTTTTTAAGCGTATTCTGAATTACAGTCTTGTGACAGCATTACGCTGTCTGTTAGAGTCAGCCCACTTCAAGGAGATGAAGGCAAAGAAATCAAACATTATCACGGTACGCTTTAGCGATATGGCGCACGAAAAGCTAAAAGCAATATCTGATTCTACGGGCGTGTCCGTTAGTGATCTGATCCGAATTTGCGTACAAGGAGAGCTACCAAGAATTGAGGAGAAATATGTGGGTGGAGAGTCCGATAGAACAGACGGTTGATCTTCCGTATTCACGGGAGAATGAGGAGGCAGTGCTAGCGTGCTGCTTGCGCGACGAGGAGTGTGTTGATGAGGCGGCTACCACATTGGAGCTGGAAGACTTTTACGACTTCAGACACCGCAATCTTTTCAAAGTGTTGTTGTCCCTGCGCGAGCAGCGCATTCCGGTCAACCTCCTCACCATTCGCGACGAAGCGAAGACCTCTCTTGAGAGGGGAGTAGACGATGTAGGCGGCATGGCGTTCCTTGCACCGCTCCCTGATCAAGTACCATCCCCTGCCGCCCTGCCCTATCACGTTGCAGTCGTCAGCCGTAAGGCGCGACTGCGGCGTGTGGTTGAGGGGGCGAGGCAAGCAATTACACAGGCTACAGCAGAAGGAGACGACGACTCCAAGCTGGATGATGCTGAGCAAACCCTGAACAGCATCATTAACAGGTCGGATAAAAAGGGCGGGGAAGTCGATATGAAGGCAGTCGTTCGCGAAGCGTTGAGCGACATTGAACAGGCGTTTGCCCAAGAGGGCAGTTGCACTGGCATAAGTACTGGCTTCCCTGCTCTCGACCGACTTACAGGGGGTATCAGAAACGGCGACATGATAGTGCTAGCGGCTCGCCCTAGCATGGGCAAGACGTCCCTAGCGATGTCGATTGTTGAGAATGTTGCTATGGACTCTGGCATCCCAGTTGGAGTGCTAAGTATGGAGATGACCGCGAAGTCGCTGGTGATGCGTATGCTGGCCAGTAGGTCGGGCATTGACGGTCACAGCCTGACCACTGGAAGCCTCAAGAGAGAGGACATACAGCGTCTTACCGTCACCGCTGGTAAGGTAGCTAATTCTTTAATCCGTGTTGATGAAACGCCCCACCTGACCCCTGCGTCCATCACACGGAAAGCGAGGCGCATGGTAAACAAGTACGGCGTTAAACTGCTAGTAGTTGATTACCTGCAACTCATGCACACTGATGCCCGTAGCAAAGTGGAAGAGGTGACGATACTGTCTGCATCTCTGAAGCAACTAGCCAAGGATATGGATGTGCCTGTTGTGGTTCTGTCCCAACTAAACCGCAACGTGGAGAGCCAAGATCGTGCGCCTCGCTTATCTGATTTAAGGGACAGCGGCAGCATCGAGCAGGATGCTGACCTAGTGATGATGCTTCATCGCCCTGACTCCTCTTCCGACATCATGGATGTGATGGTGTTAAAGCACCGCAACGGCCCTACTGGTGTCGTTGAGTTGGAGTTTGATAAATCATTAACCAAGTACCGCAACCCAGTGTGGCACAAGGACGAAAGCGAAGACTGATGCCACGGTGGACGCAGCAGGAACTAGACTCTTATGAACGACTCAACGGTCATCGTCATCCAGAATCTAGGCCACGTACCGGCCTTCAAAAACAAAAAGATAATCGCTGGGAAACGCCTGATAACAGCACCCAAAGCGAGAAAGTGGATGGAGGCTGCGACCAGCAGTATCATCTCTCAGTTGAAGTCCTTATGTCTGACAAGCGAAGACGCGACCTCGATGGCGCACTGGCAACAGTGTGCGACTGCCTTACTGCCGCAAGACGACAACTGGAAGGTGATACCGAAGATAACGGTAAAGGCGAAGGTGGTTCCTAAAGGGCAAGAAGGGGCAATTATTAAATTGGAAACTTTACGGTAGCTGAACCGTTAAATTCAGCACATCCAAACAAAAGGAAAAACGAATGAGTGAAGTAAAACAAGTGATAGTTGAGGGTGTCCTAGAGTGGGCGCACCTCGCGAAACCCAACGAGATGAGCGGCAAGTACCAAGTTGACGTATGCCAACTGGACAAGAAGGCCGTGAAGGAGTTGGAGAATGCAGGCTTAGTGGTTCAAGATGGGGCCGCTAAAGGTAAGGAGAATAAAGGCCGGTACGTCACGCCAAAGGCTACACGCCCCGTGACGGTGGTTGACTCCAAGAAGAACACCTTCAGTGATCTGGAGGCAATAGGTAACGGTACACGGGCCAAGGTTGCTATCCGCGCCTTCCCGTACAACTTCAAAGGCAAAGAGGGAATTGGTGCAGGCTTGCAGGCTATCCAGATTCTTGAGCTGAAGGAGTATTCAAACTTAGCGATGTTTAGCGAAGAGGATGGCTTCGTCGCACAAACACAATCTATGGGAATCGAAGACCCGTGGGCTGAAGAGACTAAGGGTGGATGAGTACGATGATTTTGCGATGAGGCGTCTGTGTGCCGCGATAGTCGAAAGGGCTATCGAGGATCACCGCACAGCGATTACTCGCAATATCATCAATGAACGCACCCAGCCGACCAAGGAGCTTAACAGCCGAGAGGTCGAGTTAGTCAATTCGCTGCACTGGTTCTTCCGGTGTGGAGGAGTAGAACTGCTCCTTGAGTCGGCTGGGTTCAAAATTTCAACGGAAGCAATTAGGAGGAAAATAATTGAACCAATCAGTAAACAATGATGTACGAAGAGGACGTCCATCAGCAAGTAGTGCCGCTAGGTACAAGAACTGCCCACGCTCGTTTCAGGCTAGTATCGGGCTAACAAGCCCAAGTAGCTCTGCCTCTCTGGCGGGGGATGAAGGTCATCTCTTCATGGAAGGGAAGGTAGACAAGGTTAGCACCGACGACCTGATGAATCTGTGTTTGGCCGCTGAAGATCAGCGCAACCAGATAATAGACTTCTGCTTCGGCGGTATTGATGACCCAATCGAGACGCACCTAGAGGAACGCCACTGGTATCACGACGACCTGTACAGCGGTGTACATGACTGGCTTGGTATCCAGCGGCGATCCGCTGTGACCATAGACTACAAGTTCGGCAAAATTCCCGTGCCGCATGCCAAGGATAATGAGCAGCTAAAGTGGCTGGCTGTGCTGACTGACTACACCTACGACATCGACGAGGTTACTGTCTGCATTGTGCAGCCTTCATGCGGCCCGTTCACAATGCACACATACAATCGCGAGCAACTTGATGAGGCTCGTCATGAGGTTGAGTCAATACTGGCCCTAGCTGAGTCTCCTGACGCCGAATACAACGCTGGAGAGTCACAGTGCCGGTACTGCCCTGCAAGAGGCTTATGCCCTGCTCTGGCGTCCAAGGCTGAGGCCGTGCTGAACATAGCCAAGGCAGACCTGCTCAGCCCGACACAGCTATCTCTTGTTATGGACAAGCTGCCGATGGTTGAGGCCATGTGCAAGGCGGTGCGTCAGCGTGCTGTCGAGATGCTGGAGGAGAACCCAGATGCGATACCGAACTACAAGCTCGTATCAGGCTCATCACGGCGCACTGTCGCTGATACAGTCAAGGCGCACGAAGCCCTAGTCAAAAGCGGTATCGCTACTGACGAGGAGTTTCTGGCCGTGACGACTGCTCCAGTGGGTAAGCTGCAAAAACTGGTGCAGAAGGCTGAAGGGTGTAGCCCTGCTGAGGCCAAGGAAATGCTGACGGATTTGCTTGGAAGCAATCTCATCCTCAAGGAGGGAGCAGTAAAGCCATGCCGAGTCGAATAGTCAGGGATGGCATCCTAGAGTCTGAGTCGGTTAACCTATTATCGTGGGAGGCAGAACTGTTCTATCGCCGTCTAATGAGTGTTGTTGACGATTACGGTCGTTACAACGCCATTCCCCTGCTACTTCGCAGCCGATGCTACCCTCTACAGATCGATAGAGTGGTGGACTCGCACATTGAAGGGTGGCTGAAGGAATGCTCTGAGTCTGGGCTGATAATGCTCTATTCCGTGGCAAATAAGCCATATTTAGAGATTATTGGGTTCAATCAGCGCACTAGACAGAAGACATCCAAGTTCCCAGCACCCAGCGATTGTAATACAAATGACCGTCATGTGTCAGCAGGTTGCAGCACGTCGCTGTCTATTGCGCACGAAGACGAAGGCGAAGACGAAGACGAAATCGTTAGGGGAAAGAAAAGGCCATTACCTGATAGCTGGAAGCCCAACGAGGCTTTGAGGGAATTAGCACTAGAGGAACAGGTCAACGTCAAGAAGGCTGTAGACGTGTTCCGCGATTGGGCTAAGTCCAAGGATCACAGGTATGTGGACTGGGATGCTGTCTTCCGCAATGCACTACGCAAGTGGTTGCCCGAACGCTGCCCGCTTAACGGCGGAGCCAGAGATGCCACCGGAGAACAACTGAAGAGGTGGAAATGAACTTAACCGCCCCCACTCTCCTTGCGCCGAACCTCCTACCGCGAAAGCGGCTCCTCACGGCGTTGGGGGCGGTTTCCTTTTAAACATGATAAACGTGAAGCTAGAGTCAGGTGAGGCTGAAGTAGCCCAGATCATTGGTAAAGCCCGAACAAGGGCCAACCGTGAGAAGGGAATCTTCAACCGCCTTCGCACCCACGACGACCCGATTCAGACTGAGATAGATGGAATCGGCGCGGAGATGGCGTACTGCAAGGCATTTAACCTATGGCCTGACCTAACTGTCAGCGTTCGCTCAGGAGGGGCGGACGCATATCACGTCGGGAAGACTGTTGACGTTAAGCACACAGCCCACGTCAACGGAATGCTTCTGGTCACACCGGATAAGTCCGGCAAAGGCACGGACGTATACGCCCTCGTAACAGGGCGGCTCCCGAACTACTGCGTCATTGGTTACGCTACCAGTGACGAAATCTTTAACCAAACAAACAAGGTAGACCTCGGCTACGGAGAAGCCTACGGGATACCTCAGGAGAAACTACATGGATACAACAACTAAGTGCGAATTCTCAGAACGAGACATTAACAAGGATTTCGAGGCCGTACTCGAACTGGTGACAACCACCACCGGCATTAGCCGCGAACAGCTAAAAGGCCGGACGCGCCCTGACCCAGTGGCCCACGCCCGTATGCTCACATACTGGCTGATGCGGGAGATGGAGCATTCCCTCAGCAGCATCGGCAACCTACTCAACCGCGACCACGGTTCCGTGCTGAACGGTTGCCGCAGGATCAGTGGATGGGCCGAGGTGGATGAGCGATTCAGGTTGAAGCTGGAGCGTATGCGG